GTTGGCCCACTACCAGGAGAGTCAAAGGATGAAGAGGTCTTTCGTACATTTGGAAAAGTCGACCGTGTATGGCTAAAAGACTTAGAAATGGCCAAAGCAAACGGTACATTATCAGATGTCACCATTACCATTCGAGATCCATTGACTGAATACCGTCCATCTAATTTGCACTATATTACTATTGACGAAATTGATTATCAAAACATCAAATACAATATTAAAAGTGTACAACCCAACCTTCAAGATAGGCGGTTTATTGATATTGTCGCAGGAGTGGCAAATGTATGAGTGTGAAGGTTACAGGCCTTAACCAGCTATTAAGTACCTTAGAGAAAAAATATGGACCGGCAGCTGTCCAACGCATCAGTGACCAGGCATTAAAAGAAGGAGCCAAAGCCTTTGTTCGTGAGTTAAAGCTGCAGTTTGAATTGTTTAAAGATACGGGTGGTTCAATTGAAGAGATTACCATTTCAGAGCCAATGACCATTGCAGGTGTACGAACGATTAAAGTTCATTGGCGTGGCCCAAAAGGGAGGTACCGTATTATTCACTTAAATGAGTGGGGAACGGTTAAAAATCCTAACCCGAAAGGTAAAGGAGCCATTGCGAGAGCGTTACGCAATGCTGAAAAAGCGTATCAAGCAGCGCTACTCAATGCAGTAAGGAGAGGATTGTAGTGCTTTATCAACTATACGATGCATTGCTAGCAAGTCCTCTTATTCAGCAAAAGGTTGAGACTCGCATTAAGTTTTATGAATATCCACCCACTGACAACATGGAGGGTGTATATATTGTCATTGATCCATTAGCAACACCGCGTCCCGGTGATTATGCGGATAATAAGCCGATGACTGATGAATATTTCTATCAAATTGAAGTCTGGTCACAATCTTTCGAGGATACACAGCTTGTAGCGAAAGAAGTACGAATCATTATGACAGAGGTAGTCGGTTTTTCTCCATATGGAGATGGGATAGATGAATATGAACCAGAAACAGCCATTTTTCGCGATGCCAGACGCTATATAGGCAAAGAATACATTGTTGAGATATAAAAGGAGTGGAATAAATGGTTACAAAAAAGAATTATAAATCATTCACTGGTTTAACAGAGTTTCATTACGGTGTATTAAATGAAGATGAAACAGGAATTGTAGAAACTTCACCCGAACGAATTGAATTCGCTCAAGAGATTTCAGTTGATACGCCACAAGAAATTACAAGAGCCTCTGGAGACAATAAAACAGCCGAATTGGCAGTGGCTAATGGGCCTATTTCTGTTGTGACGTCCTTTCATAAAGTGCCAATGGAGGATAAAACAAAAATCTTAGGGTTAAAGACGATTGGAAGTGGTGTAGCTTATACACCGAATATGACGCCGCCTTACGTGGCTTGTGCGTTCGCTCGAACAGCTGAGGATGGTGGAACAGAATGGCTAGGGTTTGCAAAGGGGCTCTTCACGATGTCTTCTATTTCTGGTAAGTCAAAAGAAGATGGATCTATTGAGTTTTCAAAAGATGAAGTAAATGGCGAATTCATGCCAAGAAAAGTCGATGGCATCGAGGATGAAGATGAAGGAACAATGTTTGTTTTTTATGATGCGAAAGGGTCAACAACGAACAGAGATTTCTTATTCAATTTAATCTTTGGTAAACCTCATCCAGATGCAACACCTGAAGTATAAGGGAGGAATTGATGATGAGCAAAGTAAAGTATGAAGTCATACAAAAGTTCAAAGATGTTCAAGATAACGGGAAAGTTTATCAAAAAGGTGACCGTTACCCAAAGCCTCTAAATAAAAAAGTAAGTGAAGAACGATTGAATGAGTTAGCTTCTACAAGCAATAAGTTAGGACAACCCGTTATTAAAGTCATTGGAGAATAGTCAAAGCTATTCTCTTTTTTATATAAAAAATAAAAACGTAAAGGATGGATACACAATGGCAAATTTAAAACGAAATACAATTGAGCTTGTGACAGATGTGAAAGAAGGAGAAATTATCACAGAAACCTTTCTGACACCACCATTTATTCCGTTATCGGTAGTCTATCAAGCAATGGATTTAGCTGCTGAGATGCAAAAAGTGAAAGCCGATAATGAAAAAGAATTGATTGATAAACTTGTAGATTTTGTCGCAAATGAAGTGTATAAAGGGAAATTCACGAAACAAAATCTGATTGACGGTTTACATGCACCACAAGCTGTTGAAACACTTCAAGCTCAAATTGCGTTCATTGCACGAGGTCAACAAACAGATGAAACAAAAAAGTTTTTGGCGAAGAAGAACTGAGTGATGAAGATTTCACATTGGAAAAGCAAAAGGATTACTTAGATAAATTAGTCCGTTCCCTCATGAAAGAAGGAAAAGACATCAACGAAGTATTAAATATGCCTTATCACTTTGTGTTAGACCTATTGGAAGAACAAAACAAGCCGCAACGAGGAAACTCTTTCTTCGAATTAATCTAACCTTATTCATAAAACAGTTCATGCCATGAAGACTTTCTATGTTTAGAGAGTCTTTTTTTTATTGGCTTTACGAAGGGAGGGTGAACAATGGAAAGAGTTGAAGGTCTTGCGATAGGACTGAATTTAGACACCTTACAGCTTGAGCGAGGATTAACTGGTTTAAAAGACAAACTTAAAACCGTAGATAGCGAAATGAAGGCCAACCTTTCCGCGTTTGATCGTGGTGATAAGTCGATTGAAAAATATGAAACGCGTGTCCAAGGTCTTAATAAAAAACTAGAAGTGCATAAACGTGTTGTCCAACAGGCGAAAGTTGAATATGAAAAGATGGTTCAAGAGCATGGAGAAGGCTCTAAGCAAGCCGAAGCTGCAGCACGAACCTATAACAACCAAGCTGCCTCTTTAAACAACTTACAACGTTCTGTTACCCGTGCTGAAGCTGGCTTATTTGACTTAAAAGAAGAACAGCGACTAGCAACAAGCAATTGGGCTAAGTTCGGTGAAGAAACAGAAAAAGCAGGAGAAAAGCTGAACGGGTTTGGTAGAAGTTTAACAGACATTGGTCAATCTATGAGTATGAGCATTACTGCTCCTGTACTTGGTGCGTTTGCAGCTGTTACGAAAGGAACGGAAGAACTTCGTGGTGATTTGGCTAAATTAGATGCGAATGCCTTTAGTTCAGGATTTAATGTGGATGCCATGCGGAAAGAGTTAGAGAAAATCAATGCCATTGCACCAGATGTGAATGCGAATGTAGAGGGTCTTTCTAACTTAATGGCGACACCATTTAGTGAACAAGGGCTCTCACAAGCCGTTGATCTATTATCTGGGGCCTCCATTAAATTCTCTGAAACACTTAAATTTGAGGGATTAGCTGATGGATTACAAGAAACATTAGCAACCGGTGCAGCAATTGGGCCTTTTGCGGAGTTGCTTGAGCGTTCTGGCATTAACCTTGATACGTTTAACGCTGGTTTAACGGATGCCATTAAAAACGGAACAGAAGAGCAGTATGTGTTAAAAACGCTAGCTGATACAGGGCTTGGTGGTTTGAATGAAGAGTTCCGAAAAAACAACGAAGGATTGGTGGAGTCACGACAAGCTTCTATGCAGTTCCAGCAGTCCATTGCTGAGCTAGGGACGACGCTCACTCCAATTGCGACAGAAATCACACAAGGCATTACAGGGGTTGTCGATAAATTTAACAGCTTAGATAGTAGCACGCAAAATACGATTCTTGCATTTGCAGGAATAGCTGCTGTTATGGGGCCTGTTATCACATTTGGTGGCATGTTTACGATGATGCTGAGCAACATTGTATCGGGGATGGCTCCTGTCATAAGTAATATCTCAAAAGCTGGTGGTCTCTTAAAATGGTTACGGTTAGGTTTTACCGCCTTAACAGGACCAGTAGGTCTCACAATTGGAATAATCACGCTGCTTGCCACCGGATTTATCGGACTCTATAAAAACTCAGAGACCTTTAGAAATGGTGTTACATCACTAGGATCCAAATTACAAGAGTTTGGCCAAAATGTGCTAAGTTTTCTAGCGCCAGCTATTGAGTCGGTAAAACAGTTTTTTCTTGAACAGTTTTCGGTGATTAAGCAATTTTGGCAGGACAACTCTTCGACAATTATTCAAGCACTCTCGAATGTAGGAATGATGGCGTCAAAAATCTTTCAAGGGATTTCTTCTGTCATCCAGTTTATCATGCTATTTATACTTGGAATCATCAAATCTGTTTGGGGGAATATCCAAGGAGTTATTTCCGGGTCACTAAATGTATTGATGGGCCTAGTCAAAGTTTTTTCGGGTCTTTTCACTGGCGATTTCCGAAAAATGTGGGAAGGACTGAAACAGATTTTCTCTGGAGCCATTCAATTTATTTGGAACTTCATTCAACTAAACATGTTTGGGAAAATCCTTTCTTTTGGAAAAGTGTTTGCATCCAGCTTTAAAAATGTCTTTTCGGGCTTATGGACAAACGTAAAAACGATTTTTTCAACAGGCGTATCAAATGTAAAAAGCTTTGCTGTTAATGGATTTAATAGTATGAAATCCAGTGTCGGCACTATCATGACTAATATGAAAACATCAGTATCCAAAGTGTTTACGGATATTGTTGAAGGGGCAAAAGCTCTTCCCGGAAAAATTGGTGATGGAATCAAGTCGATGGTTGGAAAAGTAGTAAGTGGCATTACTTCACTGAAAAACAAAATGGCCGAAACGCTTGGCGAAGGCGTCAATGGAGCCATTGGTGGTGTGAACTGGGTTTTAAAGAAAATTAATGTGAAGGAGCTTCCTCTTTGGCCGATTCCGCAATATGCCAAAGGGACAGATGGGCACCCCGGAGGACTTGCGGTACTAGGTGATGGGAAAATGGAAGAATTATTTGTGACACCTAGTGGCTATATGGGGTTGTCTCCAGACCGAGATACCTTAATGAACTTACCTAAAGGTACACACGTCTTTTCTGGACCACAAACAAAACAGTTGATGGGTGAAGGTACAATACCTCAATATTCTGGAGGTACAGTTGGAAAATGGTTTAAGAAGAAGGGACAACAACTTTCAGCTGGTGCTGGTAAATTGAAAGACAAAGCCATTGATACGGCTCAAGCTGGTGCTCAAAAGGTGAAAGATGTAGCGCTTGATGTGTGGTCATACCTTGATAATCCGAAAGAATTGATGAAACAGGTATTCGCAAAGTTTATTCCAAAGTTATCAAACATCGGTGGAGCATTTAATGATGTCATTGGCGGATCAGTGAAGAAGGTTAAAAGTGACTTTGTGGATTATATCAAGAAGAAAATGAAAGACTTAAATCCATTTGGTGGTGGAGCCAGTCCTAGTGGTAAGGGAGCCAAAGCATGGCGACCGGCTATTTTAGCAGCTGCAGCACGAATGAATGAATCTGTATCCGAAAAAGAGGTACAAGGTATTATTGCTCAGATTCACAGGGAGTCGGGTGGTAACGAGAAAATTGTCCAGTCACCTTTAGTGCGTGATATTAACGTATTACGTGGAAATCCAGCACGCGGTTTGCTCCAGTATATCCCGCAATCATTTTCGCGCTATGCCATGCCTGGACATAAAAATATTTATAGTGGATATGACCAACTGCTTGCGTTTTTTAATAACACCTCTTGGCGTAAAAACTTGCCATACGGTAAACGCGGCTGGGGGCCTACTGGTAAGCGTAAATATAAACACGGAACGAATTTCCATATTGGCGGAAGTGCAATGTTGGGCGATGGGTGGGAGTATGAACCATTCTTGCTTCCAGATGGACGTTTAGGCCTTAGTCCCGATGTACCAACTGTTTTTAATAACTTACCTGCAGGTACAAAAGTGTGGTCGAACATCCAAGACTTTGTGCAATCGACAAACCAAAGTCAAAAAACAGATACCATGAAGTTGCTTGCGTTAGTTGGGAAAAAGCTGGAGCAACAATCTTCTGCACCATCAAATAACGCTCAAACCAGCAGCTATCAGCAATTAACAGACCATCCGTTCATTCAAAAGATTTTAGCTGTTTTGGAAGAACAAAGTGAGATTCTAAAAGCTATCGCAATGAAAGATCCAATTATCTCAGTTCTATTAAATAATAAAGAAGTAGCCAAAGCCATTTTTAAAGACGTAACAAAACTCCAGGATGAACACAAAGACATCAAGAGACGATTTAAGGGGTGATTTGTATGGGAATGATGTTTAATGGTGAACGTAAACCCTATCTAAAGGTATTGAAAGGAAGGGAGCGTCCGGCTTGGGCGCCTCTGAAACGCAATTTATTAACAGTTCCAAATAGACCAGGTGCGCTTCCTAAAAGCACCGATGTCGAACCTAGACCACTAGCTGTTCCTATTGTCATTAAAGGCGTAGATTTAGCAGACTTGCAAAAGATCAAAGAAGACTTAGCAGCATGGCTTGTGACCGACAAACCATGTCCTTTACTATTCGATGATGAACCAGACCGTATTTATTACGCTTACGTTGACCAAAGTATTGATTTTGAGGAAATCGTAAAGCTAGGAATGGGAACGCTAAATTTTATTTGTCCAGATCCTTATAAATACTCAAGTGTTTCTAAATATCAGCATTCCATCATTTCTGAAGGTATGTCACTTGTTACACCTTTAAATAAAGGGACAGTCAAAGCAAAGCCTATCTTTGAGATACAAGTTGACAATGACTATACACATATTGATATTTCAAATGGTGATCAAATTAATCGTATTGGTCGGATTGTGAATCTTGAAGAGTATGCTGCAGCTCGTGAAGAACTGATTTTAAATGATAAGTTAACCTCAGCACTTGGTTGGGCCAAAACAGAAGGGTCAGTTAATATCGATGGACGAGCTACGGGTGACATGAAATCAGACGGTTATCGATTTATCGCTGAAAACTTCGGAACCATGTCAGAGGGCTGGCATGGGCCTTTTTATAAAAAGACATTAAGCCAAACCTTAACGGACTTTCGATTAGAGGCGATACTTGAGCTATTAAATACAGGAGAGGACAAGTTTGGGAAGGTTGAAGTGTATCTCTTAGATAACAACAACCTTCCTGTTTGTTCAGTCACTATAAAAGATGTTGATTCCGCAGGGAAGCGCATTTATGCGAATGTTCGACTAGGTGGCGGTGATATTGGCTTTAAAGATGTCATTAGTACACATGGTGAGCAAGAGAGCACTTTTTGGAACTTCTACGGTATGCTTCGAATTGAAAAAGTAGGAGAACGATGGACAGGCTATGTAGCCAAAATGAATAAAGAGACAGGTCAACACACAGCTCGTGTGTTTGAATTGTTTCATGATCGTGAAAAGCAGTTTTTACGAAAACCAACCCAAATTGGCATTTATATTGCACAATACGGCACCCGAAAGGTGCCTTCTTTGCGTGCAGATGATGTCCGGGTTTATAAGATAAATTCATTAACAGAAAAACAAATTCCGTATATTGTGCGTGCTGGTGATGTTGTGACCTTTGATCATCAAAGTGAAAACATTTTAATTAATGGCGAGTCACGTATGGATTTAAAAGCGTTTGGCGGTGAGTTCTTTCACCTTGAACGCGGTGATAATGTCATTGTGACAAGTCCAGCACTACCAACAAAAGCCATGTGGAGGGAGCGATTTAGGTGATTCATTTGTTAAACAGCCAATCAGATCATATCGTTGCCTTTTTAAGTCATGGCTTAGAAGCAGCTACACACACAAGAAACAGTAATTTAGAAGAAGTTCTCACCTTTTCCTGGCCAGCTATTGATGAAAAGGCAGCTTTTATCCTGCAGCGCAACAGAGCTGTGATTGAGGATGAGGACGGCCAATATCGAGAATTTATCATTGATGCTGCAGAAAAAGACGGTGATGTACTAGAAGTTACAGCAACCGCCTCTTATTTAGATTTAAAGAAAGCCAAAGCCATTGCACCTATTACCTTAACGGGGCAAACAGCAACGACAGCTACCTCGTATGTATTAGCCGGTACGGAATGGGAGCTAGGGGTTATTGAGCATGCTGGTGTTCGGAAGGTTGTCTTTGATAAGCACATTAATCCTTATCTAGCTTTACAACAACTTGCCTCAGAGTTTGGTTTAGAGCTTGTGTTTCGTGTTGAAATTAGTGGTAACCGCATTGTTCGTCGTGTTGTTGATTTAGTGGCTCGTGTTGGGCGTTTTAAAGGGAAAGAAATTGTCTTCGGTAAAGACCTACTAGGGCTAGTTCGAAAAGAAAAGTCAGATGAGATTGTCACAGCACTTTTATGTCTTGGGTCAGAAAAAGAAGACGGTACACGTATAACGACGACTGTCGAAGATGAAGAAGCACGGCAACGCTGGGGGCGTAATAACCAGCATCTATGGGACATTTATGAGCCGGAGTCTTCTGACCAAGATATGACGGTTGAACGGCTCAAATCGCTTGGTGAAACTGCTTTAAAAAAACGCATTAATAGTGTTGTAGAATATGAGATTTCACAAGGTGATTTAGAGTCTATTCCTGGTTATGAACATGAGCAAGTTGGCTTTGGTGATACGGTCCGTATTAAAGATCTTCACTATAAGCCACCTTTGTATATGGAAGCACGTACGATTTCTGTTGAACGTGATTTACTAGATCCATCTGAAAAAGAGTATGTTCTTGGTGAGTTTATTGAATACACTGAGCATGACATTTTAGCTGAATTTGATGATTTTAAGAAGAACATGCGTATACGTATTATCAAACAACCAACGCCTCCACAGGGGGCTTATAACGTTCTCTGGATGGATACCTCACGACCTGTTCATGTGTTGCATACATGGGATGGGGTGCAATGGCGCAAAGTCACACCCACAGAAGCGAGTGAAGTAGGAGCTGTCACCCCT